GGATCGGTATTATGCTCTAATTCCTCAGCAAAGTCAAGAGCCTCGTTTATTGTATAGAAAACAGGCACTTGTGCAAAGGTATCAAGGATTGCTTCAACATTTCCTTCATATTTTCCTGTTTCCGAATTCCATTCACCATAGATGTTATCAATTGCATTGGCCCTCGTAACACGGTATTCTGGACCTTTTTCGGACTCAGTTAGTAACACATATATTCCATTATCTGCTGACATTTGTTTATCCTTCATTGAACGATTATACCATATAAAAGAAATGCTACGGTCTTTAGCACTAACCAAAACGCCGTTGATAGGACAACAGCCATAAACAGAGGTTTATTCACTTAACACTTGTTTGACTGAATCCAAACGGAATGAACGCCAACCTCCTGCGTCAATGTCCCATACAGGTTGGACACTATCATTAATCTGCCTTGTGTTCTTAGGAACCTGTCCGTCATACTCTGACAACATCTGTGGTTCTACTTGAGGAACATATAGATCGGAAAGGGTGCAACGCATTGTGCGTTCCGTTCCGTCAGTCTTCTCAAAAACAACGGTGACAACACCATTCTGTAGTTGTTCCTTTAGAGCATATTTATCAATCATAACTCAACTCCTACTTTCAACATGGTCATAATAATCATCAACGGCCCTACGGATAAGGTGATCACCTTCCATATAGTATTCCGGGTCCAAAATAGCCATCAATAGTTCCTCATAATCATTTCTAGGTAAGGTTGCCTTAGCCTTGTCTAGGAATTCTCGGCGAGTCCTACGGGTATCTCTATTTTTGGTAACTGCTATAGATCCTACACGCATGTCTGGTGTTACAGTAGGAAAAGGAAGTATATTCATTTCTGTTCCTTAGTGAGTTAGTAGCAAATCATACAACTCATTATAACCGCCAATATACTTTTTGTCAAGTCTTTTCTTCACATAGAATCCTTTGTGTTGTTTTCTTTCTTTATTCACGGTTCTGGATAAGGCTGACATATCCAGTTTATTATCTCTACAAAACTGTTGTAAGTTATCTGTATTAACTATATTACCATCGGAACAGACAACTTCATAAAAGTATTTTTTCTTTGATTCCAATGCTTTTCTCGTAAGGGGTTTTCCTTTTTTTGACGAAGAGATATTTTTTCCTCTTTTCTCAAGTTGTTCCTTGGTGAAAATATAACCTTCTGCTCCATCACCACCATAAGTCAGGTTTCTCAATATACCTGTTCCGATATCTTTACGGCCATACCAACGAATATAAAATCTTTCTAAAGCAAAAGCGCCAAGTTCCGTTAGATTGGATTCCATAATAACAATATATCTTTTGTCTTTAGGAGTCCTTGCATTATTGTTTTTTGTATGACTTTTGCTATTCCACGCTCTTTCACCTTTACCTTTTCCAATATAGTAAGGTGTTAAGTTGGATTTGCGTAGATAGGCGTAAATGTAGAAACCGGTAGGATAAATAGACATGCTGGTGCTCCCTAAAGCATTAGAGTAGGCAGGACGCCAATCCGTGGCCTACACACTTATTTAGTATTCAGCAACTTTTCAAGTTCATTAAAACCACCGATATATTCTTTATTAAGTGTTATTACAGGAAATGTTCGTGCCTCTGGGAACTGTTCCAAAAGGGTATCACGGTCAAAGTCCTTACCAAGTTTATACTCAATAAACTCAATTGCCTTCATCTTTAACAAGTTTTTGGCCTTATCACAAAAGGCACAGTCATCTTTTGAATACATTATAACGTTCATCTAAATGGTCTCCCTGTTACCCAACCAACCAAACTATGGCGAGTGCCTTTTGTTGTCGGTCTTACTCTATGTAGATTGTATGATGGAAATGTTACCAATGTTCCCTGTTCTTTTGGTACCACAAATGGTTCACCGCCTAAACATAGTTCCAATTCACCACCTTCATATTCTTCAGGATCGGTTAATTGGACAACCATTGTTAGTTTTCGAACATTGCCTTGTAGGAGTTTGTCGGTGTGATCTGCATAATGGCCACAAGGAGCATTGTATTCTGTAAACTGTAAGTCTTCCTGAAATCCAAGAATATCAAAATCAAAATAGTCTGTATTAATATTCACCAATGTTTGTAGGATCTTTTGAAAGAACCAATCAAACTTTGTATTGTCATAGTTAATGAAATGTATTTTACTATCTCTGACTTCCGATACCAAATCTGATGTTTTGACAGGACCTTTCTTTACTTCCACTTCCGCATCATAAAGATTAAGTTCTTTTGCATCTCTTACAAATACATCACACTCTTGTTTTGTTAGAAACTCTTTGGTAACAACAAAATTTTCAACATAGTCATATTTACAATATGCTGGTATATGATCTTCTGGTTCTTTCATAATAAATCCTTATAATTTGAATTAAATGCTATACTTATTCTATCCATATTTGTTTCATTGCTTTCAACTTCGTGTTTCAACCAAGAAGGAAAAAATACTAATTTTCCTTGTGATGGTTTTAATGTATAAGTTGTCGAGTTATATTCATTATAATTTTCTATCATAAAATCTTTGAAATAATCATGATTATTTTCAATAGGACTAAAAAATCTTATATCACCAGATTTATAAGGAACTTTAACATAATATACAGCAGTTAATACAGAATTAGGATGGGTGTGAGGTGAATTAGAGTTAGAATTTTTATTTATATTTATCCAAAAATTAGATAAATACAAATCATGGACATTTTTAAGATTAATTTTTTTGGCCAGTTTTCTCATATTGTAAGTAACAATACTTGTTAATTCACACAATTCCGAAACCGGCAAAAAAAGATCATTACTTTGCCATCCACCTTTATTGGTTAATACACGACCTTTTTCATCTTCATTCATTTTTCGATAACAAAAATTTTCAATATCATTATTATCAATAATGATATCTTCATAGGCTAAAAAATTACAAAAAACATTTTCAAAGATCATTTTATCATCTCTTTATATGAGATTTCCTTACTCGTACCATAATCCATGTATTATAGTAATCTTCGGTCATCAATGCGTCTCTAGCAAACTGCTCCTTGGCCTCAAGGTATGAAGCCTCACCTTTAGACTTACAAAGATATAGGATTTCTCGTTTGAACTTGTCTTTGCCGTATAGATCCACATGCTCATTTAGTTCTTTGTTAGAACCATAATAGTCTTTCCAGTCGGAGTCAACCTGTTTTTTCACCCGCTTACCTTTTCGTTTGGTAGAGCGGGTGAATTTAAACAGTTTCTTTCCGATATACTTACGACCTGTTACCTCGTTGGTGATAAGGTAAACAAAGGCCACATAACCATCGGGTATTTCTTCAAAAGGTGTATTGTTGTATAACCACATACACCTATGTAGGTGTCAGTCCTCTTCGTCTTCCATCTCAGGTGGATACTTTTCGTTCCATACCTCATCGAAGGCCTTATCCATTTCAACACATTCGTCTAAGTTCTTAGCATCAAAGTCCTCAAAGACCTCTAGCAAGATTTCATAAACGATTTTACGATCATCATATGAAACTTCGCTATCAACCAGTTTTTCTATAATCTGATCTAGTATTTGAGAACCTGTATTCCAAGCCATTAGTTTTTCCTCTTTCTGAAGAAGTGTATGAACCTTACATAATATTTTATGTTGGTCAATGTTCTTCTTATATTTATTACCCTCTTTCTTTTGTAAGAAGGTTCTGTTATCATACTTTCATACCAACTAATTCTTTTTTCTACTATTTTTTTACCTTGTAGTAACCATGGATCATTTGGCATAAGTTTTAAAAATCTATTTATTGTTTTTAAACTTAGTTTTGCCGATTGCAATTGTTCGGCCAAAATCAAGTTTAATTCATCAGTTTGTGATCCTGATCGTCGTACCTTCTTTATCATTCTTCACAATCCCATAAAGAAACGCAGCGTTAGCAGGTGATAGACGAACGCAACCATGAGAAGCAGGACGCCCCAAAGCACCAGTATGTGGAGTAGCATGGATAGCATAACCGCCACTAAAAAAGATGGAGTGAGGCATAGGTGCCATATCATATTTCCTTGAGTAGTGCATTGGTTGTAGTGAATAAGGATGAAAAGTTCCTGTTGGTGTATAATAACCTTTACGGGCTGTTGATACTGGAAACTGGTATGAACCTGAGTCCGTATCAACCTGCATCATCTGGTGTCTCTTACTGATAGTGATATCAGTCTGTGACATTGCTGGTGTTGTTAGTAGCATCATTGCGATAAGTAATTTCTTCACATTAGTCTCCATTACAGTTGGTAATACCAAAAACTTCACAGTAAGCTTTAGTCCAGTCTCCTGAAATCTTCTCCTGTGCTTCTTTCAAGGTCATCTGACCACTACACACCAAGGCATGTAGTTTATTCTCAAGTTTATCTTTCACATGGGCATTCCACGGTAGTGTCACGTATGACTGTGGCCAAAGATTGCTAAGATCATTTGATCCACCTAACTGTAAACTGATTAGGTGGTCTATCTCATACTGACCGGGTTTGCGAGATGTAATACCATAAATCTGGTATGCTTTGTTCTTCACAAACTGTGGAACATTTCTAACACGACCAGCATAACCAGGAACGCAGACCTCTTTCTCTGTAACAGGAAGAGTTGCGCCTGGTGTTAGTTGGTGGTTTGGCAGCAAAGGGTCAAGTGCCATTGCTGGTGTTGATATTAGTAATAATGCTATTAGTAGTTTTCTCATATATTAACTTTCATGTTTACTAAATAGGGTTGTAGGCCACGGTTGGGGAACCTGCCTACTCTAACACCTTATACGGAGGTATCAGCATGGCTATTTATTCTACCACAAATCTACCACCAGAGTTCTATATTTACGCATATATTTCCAAGAATGGTAATGTCTATTACATTGGTAAAGGCAAAAGTAATCGTGCCTGGCGCCGTCATAGACAATGTAATGCTCAACCACCAAAAGACCATAGCAAAATCATTATTATGGAGGCCAATCTAACAGAACTTGGTGCTTTTGCCTTAGAACGATTCTACATTAGATGGTATGGTCGCAAAGACAATGGTACTGGTATTCTCCGCAATCTGTCTGATGGTGGAAACGGACAATCTGGTTTTCAGCATCCTAATAAAGGAAAAACTGGAATACATTCTCCTGAAACAAGAGAAAAGATAAGACAAAAGGCACTTGGTCGTCCTGCTCCTAACAAAGGTATTTCTAATCCACAACAGCGTGAAAGATTCCTTACTAACAATCCCATGAAGGATCCGGAGATTGCCAAAAAAGTTTCCGAAAAACTAAAAGGTCGTTATAACAAAGGAACGCCAGGATTAGAACCTTATAACAAAATACTTTCTACATTCACCTGGCATTGTAAGCATTGTGGTAAAGAACATACAGAAAGAGATACCGCCAATAATAGAAAGGCCGCACATTTCTGTAATAAGTCCTGCGCTGCGTCTTATAGAAACAAAGTAAGATGGTCTGACCCCGAATATAACCTTAGAGTTGGTAAGGCTATATCCAAGGCCAAACTATCAAAACATTAGATGTCGCATCCACCGCCTGCCGCACTACAGGCCAAGGTCTGCACCCCCTCCACATTATCCTCAAACTCTTTGAGTTCATCCCAGTTTATTTCGGTTGGAATGGAAGGTAACATAGCATCGTAAAGGTCTTTGGTTATGGCCTCATAAGGTGCTTGCCGGTAGCTACCACCATCATAAGGCAAGAACGAGACGCCGGACATTTCATCAAAGTGGTCGTAAACCCAGGCACCAACTTTCATCCATTCATCCTCACGAACAGTAATCGTAACTGATGGCTTATGTTCCGTGAAGTGTTCCTGATACACCGCCCACAACTCCAAATGTTTGATAGCATCAATGTCATCACGAACCACGGCACCCTTTGGTGCTTTCTGTGGGAAAGAAAATACAGTTGTGGAATCAGGCTTCATCACATCTGGTTCCCAAGGCACACCCTTCTCTTTCATAAACTTTGTTAGAGGATCTTTATTATCAGCCCGAACACGACGGATATAATAATTAGAATGCCGTGGATGAATACCAGACGCGGAGTCGCATAGTTGCGATACTGTGCCAGAAGGCTTGACACAAGTAATAGCAGCGGCAGGATTAATACCAAGTTTTTCAGCAAGTCCATTATTCACCTCAACAGCATAGTCACGGAGAGAAGCAAGGCGTGCCTTGATTTCTTTATCTTGTGGATTGTTGAATAGTTTGGAGTCATAGATGCCTGTAAGAGAAACACCAAGTAGTCTTTCTTCTTCGGCATTCTTAACCCAAATCTTTCTTAGGTAGGGAAAATCCGTAAGAGTAGATTGAAAAGTACCAAGAATAGTCGCAACCTCAATTTTATCACGAATAGTTTCCATGGTGTCATCGGCTCGGATAACAACTTCCGTAAGATTGCAGAATCCATATGGGCGAAGGATAATTTCGCTACATGGGTTTGTGCCAAATAGTTGTTCACTATTTCTTCTGCCATTTCGTTTTGCGATTGTTTGACATGCTTCACGGCTGAATAGTCCTCTCTCACCTGATTTACTTTCATACAATGAAATCCATTCTGCCATGAATGTGCCAACTTCTGGCTTCTCATTATACACGGCAGAGTTGTTTGACAATGCTCGTTGTGGATTTGCTTCCCACCAACTTCCTGATTTACAATGTCTCATTCTATCATCGCTAAGGTTAGACAAACTAATCATAGCAGAACGACGAACACCACCAACAACCACTACCTCGCCTATTTTACATAGAATATCGTGACACTCTAATGATGTCAGACGGCGGCCATGGGCGTTACGAAATGTTTTTACAACAAATCTGAATAGTTCATGTAATGGTTCGGGTCCGGAACTACGACCACCAAATGTTTTTAGCGGAGCACCAGCGGGACGAACTTTTGTCAAGTCCCACTTTGGAATCTCTCCAGTATAAAGTAGAGCAATAAGCATACGAAGTGCCTTGGCCCAACCTTCCTTACTATCTCTAACGGAAATGGTAGTCTCCGAGTCAAATAGTTTTTCCGGAATTTCTGGCAACTGATTGATGAATTGTCTCTCTACCGAAAAACCTACGCCTGTTCCACACAAGAGGACAAACATTGCTTCATCAAATGCTTTTGGATCATCTACAGGCAAGAATGAGCAGTTGTATCCGCAGGTGTTGTCACGTTCCAAAGCCTTGCCAGCAGTCATTAGTGATCGCATACTTGGCATAACTTTTAGATCGTGAATAGCATCAAACAAACGAGAACGAATAGGCTTTATATCGTATTGATGCTTTTCTTGGAGATGATTTTCCATAAAGTCAAGATAACGATTTATAGTTTCTTCCCAGTTTTCACGACGATTTTGTTTTGGCAGATAACGACTATAACGACTCTTATATATGAATTGGCTGTATAAATCCATTCTTTATTTCCTCTTACAATTTTTTCCGTGACCCCATTTTATAAAGTTAGGTTCACTCATTACTTTTCACCAAAATGGCCACCAAGGTTTTTCTTTAGCGTCTGGATTCTCCATCTGTATTGGTGCAGGATGCCAATACTCTCTCAATGACGGGAAATGTTGTAGTATTTCTTTCTGTGCATCAAGAGCAATCAAACGATGTTCTTTCTGTGTGCCTACTTCCGCACGAACATCTATCCAGTGAATCCAAGAACGAAGTGTACCTGACATATATAGTCGTGTCTTGGTTAGACCTTCTGGTAGAACCGATCTAGCCTGTTCTTTAGCAATACCCATTTCAATCGCTTCTTTATAATAAATTCCAGCAAGATTAGTTAATGATTTCTGCTTTTTCTCCCAAACATCAGTTAAATCTTCATCATCCGTCTCAATACTATTCTGACGATTCTTGGCGTCTTGTAGTCTTGCTTCTCTTGTTACAAACTCCATGTCCTTGGTTGGATCAGCATAACGTTGACTAAACTCTTGGAATGAAAAAGAACGATGACGAATGATCTGATGTGAAATGTCACGGGTTGTCTGAATATCCATAGTGATAGACACCATCTCAAATGGAGACCAGTGCTTGTTTTTGATTAGATATTTGAGAAGTTTAGGTGCGGTTAGTGTGTTATGTTGATTGGATGGATTTGATACTCTGGCTGTGTAAGCAATGAATGCCTCTACGCCAATGGATCTTTCTGTTTGTGTTTCCCATGCCGAAAGGATAGGTTGTGTCAATGCTATAATTTTCGCGGTATTCATTTTGTTTCCTCATTAATAATCTTAATAACTTGACCAAGACTTTCTTCTACATACCATTCAGTGTTATGTGGTCCACCAAATATAACTGTTGATAATGATCCACCTTCATTATGATTTTCATATATAGCAACAACCCAATCTGAATTAATATAAAGTGGATCACCTGCTCTTTGATTATTCATATTAGTAAATTTTAACATACTCATAATCTACTCCATATATTCAAGTTCATCGTAGCCTCAAATCCGCTGTGTGTGTTTATATCTATAATGTGTTGGAGAATGGCAGGAGATAATCCTGAAAGAACCATTTCATTAATATCTTTTTCTTTCACAGTGTTGGGCCAGATACAAATCTTATAACCCAAGTCAATGGTTTTCCGCATATTAGAAACAATCTGTTTGTTTCGTGGTTCATTATCATACACAAATCTGTAATCTTTGTCAAGACCTACAATGTTAGGAGCATTAAACAGTGCTGCATCCATAGTAGCCAGAGAATTGTTAAGGAAAAGACTGTCGATGGGTCCCTCAACAACATATACAGGCATATCAAAGTTAAGTTTATCCCAACCAAAAACTTTTGGGTTCTCTTCGTCACTTTTGATTGTGATATACTTGATCTTGGAATGTCTGTCAATGGATCGCCCCTGTATTCCCAGTAGTTGGCCGTCTCTGTTATAGAACGGGATTATTATGCGAGGTTCCTTATATAGTGTTTTTGCGTGTGCAGGAAATGTGACAGAAACGAAGTTTGCGAAGTCTTCCGCATACCACATATCATCAATAGGAACCTTCCTATCTTCTAGGTATTTTCTAGCCGGATGATAAGGATTCAGTCCATTGACACGAACGGCATCACTGTATAGTAGGGACTTAGGTTGTTCTTTAAAGACTGGTTTGGAGACAAAATCCTTGACGTCCACAACGGTGTTGGTCGTGTTAGGTTGGACGAACGAGTCCAATACAAAATCACGATATAACATCGGATCTTCATCTTTTAGGAACTTTTGAAATGTGGTGGAGGTGTGACAATTATGACACATAAAGAAGAGGTGTTCCTTCTTCTTATAGATGTAACCACGGGCCTTTAGTTTGTCCTTCTTGGAATCACCACAAACGGGACAGGAAAAATTCCATAAAAATTCCCCCCTTTGCTTGAAGTTTTTCAACTTGGGCGAAAGGAGGGAAACATATTTTTTATCTATGTATAAGGACATATTCCACCATAATCATAACGAAGTTTTTTATTATACTTGGTAGTTGGCTCTATGTCAACTACTTTCTTGGTGGCAGTTCCCTTTTATGTTGTTGTTCTATATTTTGTAAGGACTGCTTTATATCATTTACCTCGTCCCAAAGACTTTTACGGTCATTATCAGTCAATTCTTTTCTTTGACCAAGGTAATCTTCAATATGTTGGACTCTGGACTCAAGATAGGTCACTTTTGTTTTAAGTTCCATATCTCCCACTTTAAGGTCACTAATGGTCCATAATAGTGATACACCAATACCACACACGGCAATTATAGCTGTAATAGCGTGTGGTAAAAAATTGATAAGATTGAATCCACCTCCATCATCGCCAATCTCGTCGTTATGGTTGTGGTCGTGTTTTAACATTTTAGGTTTCTCTCTCCTGTTAAACCTCCATCCTATAAATCGTCGCCCTCACAGGACCGGGGCGACGAATTAGTATCTCCAAGCAGCCTGAAAATGCATCGGGTCGTTATCGCCGGGCCTACCGCGCCACCACAATCCGTGCTTCTCTAGTATATCTGCAAACTCGTGGTTCAGCATACCTTCATGCCATGCAGATGGCCAAGGATTTCTTGCTGGGTCCATATCAATGGCTATACCCCATGAATGGACTGATAATCTAGAACCACCGCGCATTAGTCTGTAGTTAAATGAACCACCAGACTGATCGAGGTGTAACTTCTTAATATTATCTTTACCAAAGTGTTCTAACACCTCAGTAAATGCGGCAGTATAAACATCAACTACCTTCTTGTGTAGTTTCATTGTTTTGAACTGCTGGCCACTGGCATTAAAGAACATAGGATAAGGTGGTTCCCACTTTACAATGTTCTCTTTAAACCAAGTCGGATCCACATCTCCGTTTTTACCAGATGGATCACCGAAGAATTTATTTAGGTTTAGAACGTCTTCGTGTGGAAAAAGTTCTTTACACTTTTCGTTTGTTGGTGTCGAGGTCATAATTGTATTTCCTTTTATCCTTTCCCATACCTCACATAACGCATTTCAGAAGTTGTAGCATTTCTAACTATAATAGGACCTTTATTTTTTTTGGCCCACTCTCTTATTTCCATATAACTATCATCTTCTTCCAAATAAATTCTCCAATGCTTACCCTTGCGTTTCTGCATAGTAAGGTTATGAAACACATGTGAAGAAACCTCAAAGACTGCTGCGCCTGCGAATGTTTCTTCTTTAACCAAACTTGGTACTGTGCGTTTCATCATATCAGGAAATAGCAAAGGTGACTTGGTCTTACCGTATCGTTTCTTCTGCGAACTTACAGGCATACCTGGCTCGCCCTTAGGGCCTACACCGATACCTGCTACGGAACCACCACCTGCATTGTTGGTCGGCGCGCCTACACCTACACCGTCTTCTTTTAGTTTCATTGTAGATTCCTTAATACATGTGCTATTTCCAGATTGACTGGTATTTCTTCTTGTCTCACATAGTATTTATTAAACGAGACAGTCAATCTTTTAGGTAAATAGTTAAGAAATATAAGAATAGTTTTGAGGAGTGGATAATCTTCAGGATCCACCTTGAAGAATAGCATATTCACGGTTGCTTCAACACCAAACACATTAGCAAGGACGATAACATGGTTTAGAACCAATCTCTCCTTGAACTCACCAGTTTGTCTATACTTTCGCAATAACCTTTTTACATACTTTATTCTCTTTAGATCGTCCTCAAACTCCGATTGTAGGATATGTGGCTTGTCGTAGGCCTTAGCCGCATAAAGTAGGAAATTTTCATCATTTAGGTCTTGTATCATATCTAATCGCCGAGTATCCTTTATGATGTGGCCTGTTTCCTACGGATGTCAAGTGCATAAGTGATTTTGACAAATTATGTTCTCTACAAAATTTTGCCATATTTTTTATCATTTCTTTATGTCCATCAGGAAAAGTTATCAACCAATTTTTTGATATACCCTCAATCATATTGTTAATAGTTTGTTTTGTTCTTTTACTACCTAATAATCTTTCGCGCCTGATTTGCTTTGATTTTTCTGTTGCTTTATATCCAGAAACACCTTCACCACCATCAGTTCTATTCAATAAAATTCCAGTTTCTAAATCTTTACGCCCATACCAACGAATATAAAATCTTTCAAGAGCAAATGCACCAATCTCTGTCAAATCGGATTCCATAATTACAATAAATTTTTTATCTTTTGGTATAGGTATATTATGACCTTTTTTCTTATTTTTTAGTCTATATTTTTTACCCTTACCAATATAATAAGGTGTTCCTGCTTTAGCAGTTTTAGAATCATACTGCCTTATGTAAGCATATATATAATACATGCTGATACTCCTTACCGAGTGTTAGAGCGGGCAGGTGTTACAGCACCGTGGCCCGCACTCTTATTTAGTTATTCTGATGCCAAGTTATGCTTTGATGGATCGTATTTATCTTTTGGAATACGATGAACTCCACCACCTGTAGCAGCCTTTGGATCACCTTTGTTTGTTACAAGGACAGTAGAGGTCTTTTCTTTACCAATACCAAGTCCACGTTTAACCTTTGTGGCAACTTTTGTTTTCATCTTCTTGTAAGCATACGAAGACTTATAATCAGCCTCATCAAGGTTATCTTCTGGTAGATGACCTGGTTTTGTATGTGAACCGAGACGGGACTTAATTTCAGATGCCTTGGCTTTCTGGTCTTGACCGTGAATCTTACCAGATTTGGTCTTTCTCATTTCAGATGATGGTTTGTTCCAAACTTTAGAAGCAAGTTTGTCATTTGGTTTCATCTGAGTTGGTGAACGACCATACATCATGGCATAACCATGACGATGCTTATCCATATCGCTCATCTTTGAACCGTCGGTTTTACCTTCATCAATCTGTTCATCTTCCTTGACAACGGCAGGCCATTCTTTATCTAACTTACCAGAAGCAAGTTTCTTATCTTTTGTTCTTTCAGATGTATCCATGGCCTTCTTGGTGCTTACTGTACCATTGTTACCATCGGTGTGGATTGGTTCTTTGATGGCCTCTCGTTCGCTCTTTGTAACCTTGTCCCAACATTCTTTCATTACCATTTCGGCTGTATCAAGCATCTTATCCAATTCTGCTTTATCAACAACCTTAGCGGTAACGATAAAGCGGCCCATAACCTGGACATACTGGAAGAATAGATGATACTGGACAGGAATTTCACGAACAAACTCACCTTGATCGGTCATACCCATACGTTCGCCAAACTGTCTAATTTCATAGACCTCAACACCTTTATCACCTTCCAAAAATGTTCTCTTTGGAAGGATAATGCTAAAGTAAGCAAGGGCCTTAGAAATCTTACGCAATGTAATGTAAGGTGTAACATGTGAATGACTACAGATGCCAGCAAGAATGGCATTAACCTCGGCACGAACTGCGTCGTTCTCTAGGTCAAAGTTGCCATTCTCCACATTTGCGGTTGGAAGGACTTCCTCACTAATAAATGACTTAAAACTTTTCATAGTGGTTTATCCTTCTAAATTATGGTGTATACCAAATAACTGTTGCGCTTGTTGAGGTTACAGTATTTGAGTTTGCGGCCGAAACAACACACTGGAAGGTGTTACCATTTGCAGTCTTGTTGTTAGCAGTAAATGTAGCAGATGTTGGGTTGTAATACTTGCCAGCAGAACCTGTAACGTTGGTCCATGATGTACCAGTGTTTACCTGCCACTGATAAGATAGTGTAGCACCTGCTGGTGTAGATGAAGCAGCAACGGTGAAAGTAACATTCTGTGGAGCACCATTCATTGTGCTGCTTACTGGTTGTGTAACAATTCTCAATGTATAGTCTGGGAACCAGAGGCCATCATTGCTTCCATCACCAGGAATTGAACTTGTAGCAACAAGTGTTTCATATGTTACACGACCTGCACGGCCGCCTGTACCTTCTTTACGAAGAACCCAACCAGCATGATAACCATGACCTGTTGGACTTGCTTGAATTTCTTGTGTGCTAACACCAAACTGACCAATGATTAGATTGGCGTTTAGATGTGGCCCGATAGCACCTGCTGTTGTATTTTCGTAAAGTGTTGATTGATTAGCAGTATCAACATGTGCTGATACCTGCATTAGTGCAGCAATGTCGGAGTTAGCTGCGTTGTCTGTCATTCCCCAGAGAGCCATTTTAGTTTTCCTTCTCTATAAAGTTTCTTTTGGCTATTCTATAGCCTTTATGTTGGTTGTATTTATTTATACCATTACTATAGGGTGCTGTTGCCTGCAAACTTGATCTTGTCAAACCCTTCGCCTGGCAAAATTCTCTAAGGTTTGTAGTTGTAAACAACTCACCTGTAGTAATGTTTTCTATCTCAAATATACTATTTGTATAGGACTCTTTAGGAGCCTTTACACCTTTACGTGAAGGTGGTTTTATACCTTTACGTTTTAGTGTCTCGCTTATTTTGTTTTTAGTGGTTATATTTTTAGGATTTTTACATCCCTCCGTACCTTCTCCACCATCGGTAAGATTTCTTAGTATTCCTGTTCCGTTATCTTTACGGCCATACCAACGAATATAGAACCTTTCTAATGCTAAAGATCCTACATTAGTCAAACCTGTTTCCATTAGTATTACCCTATCTTTACTAGGAACAGGAACATTATGGTCTTTCCTCCAGGCCCTGTTACCTTTTCCTTTACCTATGTAATAAGGTGTTCCATCTCTTCTAAGATATGCGTAAATATAATACATTAGCTATAAGTTTGTGATTGCATCCCTGCTTTTTCAGGGTCTAACGCAATTGGATCCGCAATTTGGCCTGTGGCAGTTTTGCCAGGGTTTAGCATCTTTTGATCGGTCGCTTTCTGCAAGGCAACCTTAGTTGCTTCCTGTGCCAACTTTTTGGATGAACCATAACGATGTTCCAAGGCACCGAGAGACCCGCTGCCTTGATTGTTTGCTCCTTTTTGTG